TTGATAATTATTTCAATGGATTAAAATTAGGCTCGGATATTAATTGGGGTAAAGATACTCCCACACTTGAGACTGTTCAAGCCCTTGGTGTATATTATAATAATGTCGAAGATGACGCAGGCGATCGTCAAAAGGTCATTGATAATATAAAGAAAATCTTAGACAATGGACAAGACTGGGATTCAAAAGGCAAATCAAACCTCATCTCTAAATTTGATACGATGACATCAAAGAACTTCGCTGAGATGATTGGTCTTATAGCTGGAATGGCAGACTTTATGCCTCTTGTAAAATTCACACCAAACATCATTCACGGTAGAATTAATGATTATTATGCGGCTGAAGAACAGAACGACAATGTTGCGATAACAGGTGTTAAGGCTAATACAGCAGATATGATCATCTCATCAGCCGATGCGAATAAAACAATCGAGGCGATGAAAACAGATACATTCACATTTGACAACAAGGGTGTTATTACTGGGAAAAATAGTAAGATTAATCTGATTCAAATTTCATTAAAGAAATCTGCAGATAAGGCTCAGTTAGGTAAGGTAACAGCATATATCATTAAGAAATATGGATTACCATCATACGATGATTATTTTACAGATATTGTTAGTGAATCTTTCCAAATGAATGAAGGAGTTTTTGATATTTTTAAGAAAGCAGCAGCGAAAATAAAAGACATATATTTAAAGGTAGCAAGTGCATTACAAAATTTTGCGGCGAAGATAACTGGCAAATTTAAGAGAGCAGCCAAATCACAAAAGAAGACTGTATTCTCTAGATATCAGAAATTATTCGGTCTAGACAAGAAAGATATGATCTTGCTTGAGCAATATATCGACGGCGATAAATTACTCATTGAAAAGAAAGAAGTAGGAAATCTTAATACCAAACTTGAGAAGATCAAGGTTTCTGATGCAAATAAATTAGTCAAAGAAGTTCAAAAGAAAAGAAATGGTGTTGTAAAACTATATGATACAAAAGACTATCTTATTCATAAGACTGGAATAGAGATAACAAATTTTAAAACATCTAAGGAAATCAACATTGATATTGTTTCTAAACTACTATCAAATTCTTATTCATTATCTTCAGTAGAATCAATTATTGGAACAACAAATACCGATGAGATATTAAGTGCTGTGATTGATATGCATAAAGAGGTTTACTTTGGCAAAACATCTCTTCCATTATATAAGGTATATGGAAAATCAAGTGGCAAATCATACGAATACCTTGGATCAGCCGAAGACTATGTTGAAAAGAAAAAGGCTAAATTGAAGGATGTTCAATTTCCTATCTCAGGTATACGACTTAATACACAAGATAAAAAATATCTAAATATTGATTTGTATGTTGTTAGTGATATTGAAGAAAATAAAATTTACTATACAGCATTTCGCACAGGTACAAACGCATCAGGTAGATTCTCTTTTAACTTTGAAGGAACCAAAAAAATACCTTACGATAAATTTATAAAATTCTTAAAATAATGAGCCAACTAGAAGCAGCATTCAGATTTCACAGAAAGAACCAAATCCCATTGGCTCATAATATCTTTCGTCCACATTCAGATAATTATTATAAATTATTTGAGCATGCCAGACAACTGCAAGAAACATATAAGCCTCTGAGTGGGTTTGATGAATATCTATTATCAACAGACATAGGTAAATTTGGTGTTTACGAAGGTGAACAGGTGCCACTTGATCATCCATTTATTAACGAGGCAGAATATAAAGGCAAAGAAGTTGAATTGAATAAACCAAAAAGAGGTGGCGATAAGAAATTTTATGTCTATGTAAAGAATGATAAAGGAAATGTAATCAAGATTCAATTTGGAGATACTACTGGTCTTCAAGCAAAGATTAATGACCCTGCCGCAAGAAAATCGTTTTCTGCAAGACACAATTGTCCTGCAAAGAAAGATAAAACAAAAGCAGGTTACTGGTCATGCAATCTTCCACGATATGCATCTGAACTTGGCTTAAAAGGAGGAGGAAATTTTTTCTGGTAATGAGTAAACCATATAAAGAACAAATAAAAGATAATATCAAGTATCGTGAGTTCGACCCTATGGTTGAAACTGATGAACTCGTTTGGCATCGTGATAGAGAAAATAGAACTATTACTGTCCTAGAAGGTAAGGGATGGTTCTTTCAAATGGATAATGAAATCCCAAAGGAGATGTGTGCTGGAGACATTCTCGAAGTGAAAAAAATGGTTTATCATAGACTATATAAATCAGGTTCAACACCACTCAAGATTTCAATTGAAGAAAAGTATATGAAATCATTTAAACAATTTAACGAATCCAAGATCGACGAGAAAGTTAATAAGTCTTCGCCAATTTATAAAGAATATTTACAACTAAAAAAATTATCATTAAAATCATTGAGAGATCAATTAAGTCGTAATTATAAAGTTGTTGATTTAAAAGGCTATGATAAAGAAGGTGCGATCTCACAAATTCTCAGAGATAAACATGGTAATAAAAAAGTAGACAAGGTATTTAACGAATCCAAGATCGACGAGAAAATTGATATAAAGAAGGCATTGAAGAAAGTCAAAGGATTGTCTAATAAACAAGTTCAATTACTTCTTGCTTTACCTGCAGGAACTTTAACATCTGTTGTAAATCAATTGTCCACACTTGTATCTGCTAATGATCCATTAGAAGAAAATATTTTAAATAACATAATATCTAAAGCTAAAGAAGATATGAAAGAAGATTCTCTAGAAGAAGCATCATACCCGATCAATATTAGACAATGGCAATTCTCTCATGGTGCAAAGAAACCAAAAGAAAAAGGCAACTGGATATTCGATTACGAAGCATCTCTTGGCGCTCGTGATGGATCGATAGGATTACAAAAAGATACATTTATTGCAAAGGCAGGATCGACATTCAAGAACGCCGCCAAACAATTATTCAAGTTCTTACAAAAAGAACTTAAGGTAAAACCTAAAGATGTTAAAATCACACTAGCACCATAAATGGACTCATTTAAACAGTATATAGCAGAAAATAAGGGAGGCAAAAATACTCACATGACACACATCGAAGATCGTGTGATCTATGGTGGTGTTAAAGGGGCTAGAGAAGCCATCTTTGCTTTAAGATCGATGAGAGATATGTTAGCTGGTAACTCTAACACTTCTCACGATGTAACTGTTAAATGGGATGGTGCACCCGCCGTCTTCGCTGGGATCGACCCTTCTGATGGAAAATTCTTTGTTGCTAAAAAAGGAATCTTCAATAAAGAACCTAAGGTTTATAAATCTGAAGCAGATGTCAAGGCTGATACATCAGGCGATCTTGCGGATAAGTTAATAATCGCATACAACGAATTAAAGAAATTGGGAATCAAGGGTGTTATTCAAGGTGACATAATGTTTACCTCTGGTGATATCTCTAATGAATCTATCGAAGGTCAATCTTATTACACATTTCAGCCGAACACAATTGTTTATTCCGTCCCGGTTGATTCTAATCTTGGTAAGCAGATAGCAAAAGCAAAGATTGGTGTGGTCTTCCACACAACATATGAAGGCGATTCATTCGAAAATATGAAAGCCAAATTTAAGGTTGATATGACTAAGTTAAAGAAGACAGACTCTGTTTGGTATCAAGATGCTGAATATAATGATGTGAGTGGTAAGGCTACTCTCACCGCGGCAGATACAGATGAGGTTAATGCGGCTCTAACAGCTGCTGGAAAGATATTTCAGAAGATTGCAGGTTCAACTCTTCGCCAAATTGAAAATAATCAATCTCTTGCACAACAATTCGAAACATTTAATAATACACTTGTTCGTAAAGGAGAAAGAATCGCATCTCCCACAAAGCATGTTAATGATCTTATCAATTGGTTCAAAGCTAAATTTGAAAAAGAAAGATCACAAAGAAAATCTACAAAGGGTAAACAAGGAGTCAATAAGAAGGAGAAAGAACTCATGAGTTTCTTCTCAACGAAAAATAGAAAGAACCTTGAACTTGTATTTGAACTTCAAAATGCCATCGTAGATGCGAAACTAATTATTATAAATAAACTTGATAAGGTGAAACAGATGAAAACATTTGTTCGCACCAAGAATGGATTTAAGGTTACAGGCTCAGAAGGGTTTGTTGCTATCGATAAGACAAGTAATGGAGCAGTGAAACTTGTTGATAGACTTGAATTCTCTACAAACAATTTTAGCAAAGATGTAATAAAAGGATGGGAACGTTAATGAAATCATTTAAACAATTCAGAGAAGACAAGGTAAAGTCAGTTGTATTTACATTTGGTCGATTCAATCCACCAACGACAGGCCATGAAAAACTTTTGATTAAAGTTGCTTCTATTGCTATAGGCAATGATTATAAAATCTTTGCTTCTCAATCAGATGATAATAAAAAGAATCCTCTTAAATATAAAGAGAAGGTTCAATTAATGCGCAAGCTATTTCCTAAGTATGGTCGCAACATTATCTATGATAAGAAGATTAAAAATTCTTTAGATGCTCTCGTATATCTTTACAATGCAGGATATACAAAGGCAACAATGGTTGTTGGTGCTGATAGAATTTCAGACTTTAAGGCATTACTAACGAAGTATAATGGTGTTAAGGCTCGCCACGGTTTCTATGATTTTCCAGATGGAATACAAATTGTATCTGCGGGCGAACGTGACCCAGACGCAGATGATGTTTCAGGTATGTCTGCTTCTAAGATGAGAGCAGCTGCTTCTGAAGGTGATTTTCAATCATTCGCAAATGGTTTGCCAAAATCTTATGGTGATAAATTAGCCGTATTCAATCTTCTTCGCAAGAGAATGGGATTGAAAGAGATGACAAGTTTTCGCAAACACATCGAATTGAAGACAACAAACATCAGAGAAAGATATATTGCGGATGAGGTTTTCTTAGTAGGTGATAAATTTCTAACTATGGATGGTGTTATGCATTCCGTTGTAGAAAGATGTACAAACTATATCCTAGGTTCAGATGATAAGAAATATTTCCTTGATAAAATTATCG